ATGCGCGGCAGCCTCGAACTCGCCGAACTCACCCCGCAACAAGCCGCCGCCTGCCAGCGCATGATCGAGGCCGACCCGTCATGCACCCTCATCGACGAGTTCCTCGTCTGGCACGGCAAAGCCCGCCCCAAAAAACCCTGCCACCAGGCCCGCGCCGAGTTCCTCGCCATCAAAAAAGCCAACGCCGGAACATCCCCGCACAACGTCCAGATCCTTGCCGGCCACCTCAAGCACCTGCCAGACCTCGACCTCTGCGACTTCACCCCCGCCAACCTCCCGCCGCTCGTCGGCGCACCCCGCACCCGCGCCAACCGCCGAGCAGCTTGGATCACCTTCTTCCGCTGGTGCCAGGCGCAAGGCCACCTCTCCCACGGCGAGCTGACAGCCCCCGAACGCATCGAACGGCCCATCATCACCCGCAGCACCCCGACCACGCTGGACCGCGCCCAACTCCAAATCCTCCTGGAGCACGTCCGCCCCAGCTACCGGGCCTGGCTTGCCCTCGCCGCCCTCGCTGGCATCCGCACCGAGGAAATCTGCCCGCAGCAAGGCAGCCAGAAATCCCCCCTCATGTGGGCCGATGTGCGGTTCGACACCAACGTCATCCGCGTCCGGGCTGAGACCTCCAAAACCAAACGCCCCCGCCCCGTCCCCATGTGCGCCGCCCTCCGCGCCCTCCTGCTACCGCTGGCCGGCGAAGGGCGGATCGGTCCACACACCCACCCGTCCAAGCCCTCCACCCACGGCGCCCTCGCTGAGACATCGCGCCTGGGCAAGGTCATCGGCGGTTGGCAGCGCAACGCCCTGCGGCACTCCTTCATCAGCTACCGGGCCGCCCAGGTCGGGCTGGGCAAAGCCGCGCTCGAAGCCGGAAACTCCGAAACGGAAGCCCGCCGGTCCTACAACGACTCCAAGACCGAAGCGGAGGCCGGCGAGTGGTTCGCCCCGTTCTAACGGCACCCCAAATGTTCACCAGTAAATTGAAAGAGCCTGCAAGTCGCTGATTGAGATTCTTCAAAAACCCCTTGTTTTCAAGCGTTTCCCGTTCACCCACTAGCAGCAGATAACAGCTAAACTGGGTTCAAATCCCACCCTCTCCGCCATATTCCATAAGGGTTTGAGAGGTGTGTTCACCGAATGTTCACCACCCAGCCGCCCGATCACGCTCTCCGGTAGAGGTTGACGCGGCTGCCACCGGCGAGGGTGGTGCGTTTTTGGATGCCGGGGCAGGCTTTGAGTCGGTATTTGGCGGTCGGCAGCGAGACGCCGGCTTTTTCCGCGAACTCGTAGGCGGTGAATTCGTCGGGCTGCTGGGGCAATTCGATGGTCTGCGCGATGGCCCAGTCGAGGGAGGAGAGGGCTTTTTGTGTTTTGGCGCTTTTCATAGGATTCCCATCGGTGAGATGTAGTGACCGTCCTCCCGGTTGACGTGCCAGAACGACCACTTGCCGGTCTTGTCGTTGATGATGCCGAAGCCCCAGCCATTGCGCCAGCCGAGTCGGTTCGGGTAGCGTTCTGCGTAGCTCATGGAGGGGATGTCTGCCATGCAGCCGAGGGCGTATGCTTGCCCTTGGTCTATGTGTTTGGCGATGTATGAGCTAGGTGCGTGGACGTGACCGAACAGGCATGAGCCGAACCGCTCGAAATGTGCCTTGGCTGGGTTCATTCCCGCAAGAAAGCCGTGGATGAGTTTGGGGCCGCCTTCGGGAAGCTGTAAGTAGGAATTCACGTTGTAGGGAACCCACTTGATTTTGCGCTTCCTCAACTCTTGCTGGACGCACTCGACCAGGTCTTGGCATGACTCGCGCAGGATGCCGTTGGCGGAGCCGTTGGCGGCCTCCCAGAGCCTCGCATCGTGGTTGCCGAGGGTGAGGTGGGAAAAACCGAGGTCGAGGAAATCGAGGCCCGCTTGGAAATCCGCTGCCAGCCCCTCACGCTTCTCCTCGTCGTTGGCAGACTTCCGCAGACAGTTCATGTCCCAGATGTCGCCGAGGCAAATCGTGTAATTCGGTTTCCAGTCTTTTTTGAATTGGCCGAACTTTGCCAGGCACTCCGGGTTGACCAGGTGGCCGTGCGAGTCGGCGCAGACGAGGAAGCGTTTGAATGCCATGGGGTGCGGGTGCTAGCAGGTCGCTTGAAAGTGCATGGCGTCCCGGCTCCATGCGGCGCCGGCGCACAGCCAGCCTTCGCGGGCGAAATGCTCCATCACCGCCAGCGGCATGGTGGCCTTTTCCGGCCAGGGGGTGTGGTTGCCGTTCCAGTTGGGGGCGAGGTCGATGGCGATGCCTCGGGCGTGGGTGGAGATATTATTGCTGCCGCGCATGTTGCGGAAATTGTAGCAGCCGGCGTAGTAGGCCAGGACGCCGCGGTGCGGACCGGCGGCGATGGCGGCGAGGACGATGCCCAGCGAGTGGGCCACGCGCTTGTGGCAGCGGATGCCGCTCACGGGCTTGCCGTCGTAGGCCACGCCGAGACCGGCGACGGGCAGGCGGACGAGGTAGTCCTCGTCTCCGGCGTCGCCGTAGTAGGTGGCGAGCGAGGCTTCGTCCTGGCGCGGCCACGGATTTGGCGACGGCATCAGCGAGCGCAGGTAGGCTTGGCAGGCGGCGCGGGATTTCGGCCCCCAGAGTCCGTCGGCGGCGAGCGGGAATCCGGCGGCGGCGATCCGGATCTGCATGGCCTCGATGTCGCTGGGGGTCATGAGTTTAGTATCTGACGAACAAATAGGCCATCCAAAAGGCCACGATGAAAAGCAGTCCAAGAAGACCCGGCCACCACGGTGGGGTGTTGGTCGGCTCCAGATCGTAGTTCGAGGACATTATTTCTCGGAGATGATGACCAGGGCGCGCACGGCCTCGTCGCCGGAAACTGACCACTGCCGGGTGCCATCGGGGGAGACGGTCAGCGAGCAGCCGGTGAGGCAGGCGAGGGCCGCGAGGAGGATGAGGGATTTCATGGCTGCGAGGCGGTGGAGTCCTTGGCAAGGTAGCCGAGCACGGCGAGCGTGACAGGCAGAACCCAGGTCTTCCAGTCTTCGACGGAATGGCCTTGTTGGACGATGTTTTGAAGCGCGGCGGCGGCGGCTGCGAGCAGTCCGATGAGGGTGGTTTTCATAACATTATTTGGAGGCTGGAAAGATGAGGCGATAGAGCGAGATCAAACCGACCGCGAGGCCGACGATGCCGCCGGTGATGCGGATGCTCCAGTCGAGCTGGTCCTGGAAGGTGGAGACGACGCCGAGGAATGATCCGGCCATGCCGTAAATCGCATTTGTGAGGGTCTGGTAGGTGGTCATGGGAGGGAGTTAGTCTTCAGGTGGTATGATGAGCAAAGACCGAAATGATGCGTCGCTTAAAACTTCGACGGCTGTGAAATGCACGGAATCAAGCCGGGAAAATGCCAGCGAAAATAATCCACCGTCACCTGTCTCAGTAAGCATGTCCGAGCATAGCCCCAGCCTGCCGTCGGAAAGCACGACAGGCGAGGCGCGGTGCAGGGTTTGATCGGCTTGCGCAGCTTCCAACAAAGGAGCCAACATGGCAGGAAAGGTTAGCCAAGTTTCACGCAGAGACTCAAGTGGTTGAGCCGGGGCAGCAAGGATGTCGGCTAGAGTAATCATAGTAAAGCGGCGGCAATAGCTGTCGTTAGGGTTGTGAGTCTCGCGTCCAGCGCGGTTAGATCAAGGGCTTCACCGATGTGGTAGAATGCGAAGCGATCATCGGTGTTTAATCCAAACAAGCCACCACTTTCGCGAGCGAATATGCCGATATTTCCGCTGTAAGGAGTTTGCGATGATTCGGTAATCGAGGTTGTTTCATTGCTTCTTCTTAACGAATAAGCACTTGCTTTTGATCGCGACAAGCTGTTTAACCCAGCCCATGTAGCACCAAGTGCTAGATTGGTAACTATGTTGTTTTGAGATCTAGGTTGATAAGTAACTGTGGACAAGTTTCGGGTTATTTGTGACGCCCCGGTGGCCCCGCCGCCTGCGCCCAAAAACGCTACCGCAGATGATGCAGTCCCTAGCTGTGTGATATAAGCCCCCAGCGACTGATTATTCTGCGGATCAGCATTGTTATTTCGATTACTGGCGAGAAATTTCGTGCTTCCATTACCCTTCAGCCCCGTCGTCCGAACGTAGTCACCGCTTACGAAGTTGTTGTTCGTCGGTGCGACACCCACCAGCGGCACCAGCGCGCCTGATAGCGAGCGTGCGCCCGCAAGTATACAACTCGCCTTGATCCGGTCCCAGTTGCGGAACGTGCTGCCAGCCACCACATCGCCGCTTGTGATGTCGAAGGTGTCCAGCTTGCAGCCCCGCACGAACTCGTCATAGGCGGCGCGAATCGCAGGTTCCAGAGATTGCCCGTCAGCAGCCTCAACTGCCGCGATGTAGGCGGCGGCTTCTGGGTCGATGCTGTTTGTGAAGGGGATCACCCAGCGACTTTGCGCGGTGCTGTAAACTGATAGGATTTCGCTCGCCAAGCTAAGCCATAACATCCCATCGGTCGGGGATACCGGGGCAAGGTCGGCGATTGTTACGGCAGGGTGAATGTCAGAGGTCAGCGCGACCGTGCCAGCGGCGTCTGGAAACGCAATGTCGCGGTTGTCGGTCGGCGCATGGGAGAGCGTTGTGGTGTGAATTCCGTCAGAGAGTTTGAAAGTAGAGCGCGACTGGATGTAGGCACTGGGTCCTTCTGTGGCTATGTAAGCGTTTTCTCCGCTTGTGGAAATGTAAGCGTTTTCTCCGCTTGTGGAAATGTAAGCGTTTTCTCCGCTTGTGGAAATGTAAGCGTCGCTTCCGAGTGTGTAGATGTTGCCGTAGGCTCCGCTTGTGGAGATGCTGGCGTCGCTTCCGGTTGTGGAGATGCGGGCGAAGGCTCCGACTGTGCGGATGGTGGCATTGGTCCCGCTGGTGGTCACCGATCCGGTAAACACCGGCGAATCCAGCGGGGCCTTGAGCGCGAGGGCGTCGAAGACCGCGTTGCCGGAGACTGCATTGGTGCTGCCGTCGATGATGGTGGCGTCAACTGTGCCGCCAGTCGCGGAGATCACGCTGCCTGTGATGTCGATGCCGTCGCCTGCGGTGAGGGTGGTGCCTTCGCCGGGATCGCCTTGAATGCCTTGAATGCCTTGGATGCCTTGATCACCTTGCGGGCCGATGGGGCCGATAGGGCCAGTGGCTCCGACCGCACCCGCAGGCCCGCGTGAGCCGGTGAGCAGCGTGTATTCGGTCGAG